TGCCGAGCCTCTTTGATTTTTTGCCTGAAGAACCTCCAAAAACAGATACGGAATGAGTGATATTGACGAACAGGTCCGGAGGATTTTCGGGAGCATATTGCGTGACATTCAAGTTGAACTTGGCGATGAGTTCGACCAGAATTTCGAGCGTCAGGCCTTCTTCAGCGAGAAGTGGGCGCGACGCAAAAGCCCGACACGGCCCGGCGGACATATCCTGGTGGATTCCGGCGGTCTCAGGCAGAGCATACGGAGCGAGATCCGCGAGAGTAGCATCGTGTTCCTGTCAGACCATCCGGGGGCCGCCATCCATAACGAAGGAGGTGAGATAAAGGTTACGGCCAAAATGAAACGCTTCTTCTGGCATAAGTATTATGCCGCCATCGGCTTCTTCGGCCGCAGAAAAGACGGCTCGCTCCGGCAGGATAAAAAGAACAATCAACTCACGTCCGAGGCAGACTTCTGGAAAGCGATGGCACTCATGAAGGTCGGGAACACCATCAAGATACCTCAGCGTAAATTCCTCGGAACCTCGCCGGAGGTAGAGGCCGCCGTCAGGCAGATTATCGAGGAGAACCTTACCGAATACGTTAACAACATAGACTTCAATATAAAATGACAGCAATAATAATCACCTCTATCATCTGTGTAACGTTGGTGATCATGTTATACATGACACATGTCTATCCGAGAATCCTTCGCAAGTATAAGTTACGCTGTGCCCAACTGAAAGCCGAGCGGGACAAACTTAAAAAGGAATATGATGAACACTTAGACGGTTATACTGACTGGTTCCTGTCTATGCAGAAACGGCTGGACGAGTTGGCAAACATCGTTTTCGATAAAACTGAAGAAAAATGAGAGAAGAATTATACCGCAAACTTAAAGTCCGGCTTGAGGCATTGTGTGTCAATGCCGCCGGAGAGTATTATGAACGCCCGGACGATGCGGATATGGATGACGAACTGTATCCCCGTGCCATAAAACATATCGACCTCTGGAACCACAATGTCGAGTTCCTTGAGCAGGAGACTCCATGGCCGAGGCCGGCGGTGTTCATCGAATTTGTGCCATTCAAGTGGCACGCCATAGTGCCGGGTGTCGAATACCGTGCGCAGCCGCTGATCAACCTGCATGTGGTGACCGACTGGGCGGATCAGAAAAACATCGGCGAGTTCCGGCTGCTCGACAAGATCCATGAACTGCTTGCCGGACTGGAGGGGGAGAACTTCATGGAGTTTGATATCGACAGCTCCGCGACCAACCACAATCACGAGGATATTGTAGAGAACATAGAAACATATACTTGCGTCGGGTTCCGTCATTTGAAATAAGGCCTCATAAACGCGCCGTGTCGCAAAGGAAAGAGAGAGCCGCATCCTTTATCGGGTTGCGGCTCTCTCGGCGATATATGGGCGAGAAAAACGGCCTTATACGGCATCTGCGGCAGGAAGGTCGGGTGTTGTGAACAGCATGATGTCCGTGTACCGGGCATTGTAGTTCATGGTCGCGTTAAACTCCTTGCGGCTGCAACGCTCGAATGGATTGCCGAGCGACGGGTTGCGTCCCATCCACTCGCACAACTCCACAAGGCACGATTTCTCGGAGGTGAAATAAACGAAGTTGTGGCCGGACAGCACCGAGAGCACATCGAGGTAATCCGCGAGACGCCAGTACATGCGGTATGTACCCACATCGGTTGACAGATAAGGCGGGTCTACCAGGAACACCACGCCCGGGACATCTTTGAACCGCTCGAACAATTTGCGGTAGTCGCACGACTCTATCTCCAGTCCGGCGAGATAGTCCTGGCATTCGGCGTAGCCGGCCTTGCGCACATTGTTGTATAGTGTTTCCTTGCGCATCCCCTCGATGGACATCTTGTACTTCATGGAGAACATCAGCGAGGATGACAGTGTGATGAAATCGATATAACCGGCCTCGCGCTCCTCCTGCTCGAGCAGGGCGAATATGCGCTCCCTCGCCTCTCCGGTTATCGGTTTGTGCCGCCCGAAGCCGTCGGATATCGGCCTGATGCGGTCGAGCAGGGCATTGGTTCGAGGAATGTTGGCTATGCGCAGCCGATAGTCGTCGAAGTCGTTGTATATGACACGGGAATCGGGGTGGATATGCTTGGTGATGTGTGACAACAGCCCGGAGCCGCCGAAAAGGTCTACGAACACAGTGCCGGAGGGATACTGTTTAATCACCTCGATGAAGTGTTTTGCGAACCTGCGCTTCTGTCCTACGAAGGGCAGAGGTGCTGACATGTAGAGGCTGCTCATACGTTAAGCTCGAATTTAACGCTGTCCTCCCCGGCAAGGAGACGGCGGGTGTTATCGATGTTATTGTCATACACATGCACGTTGCCCAAAAACAGCGTGATCGACTTGAGGGGGAAGTCTATGTGCCGTGCCATAAGGTAGAGGTGGTATATGTCGGCCGGAAGCCCGAGGTTCGCGTCGGAGCTGCGTTGGTAGGCGGACACCACCAGTTCGCCATCCTCGATCTGGAACTGCACGAGCGACAGGCAGGGCGCCTGGTTGCTTTCGGCTTCGGTTGCTCCGAGGAACAGCACATAGTTTTTGGAAGGCCGTCGTTCCGTATTGATCCGAGCGAGCAGCGGCGGCAGCTTCTCGAAATAGGTGGGATAGGAGTTGACCAGGATCGAGCCGCAGTAGTCCCACCAGTTTATGCCGGCTTCGCGGTACTTCTCCACCGAGCGCTCGCCGCTCATGAAGAGCCTGAGCTCCGAGCGTAGTTTCTTTCGGGCCAGTCCGTGCCCCTCGAAAATCTCAAGCAGGTCAGCCGGGGTAAGCGAGAGCTGCTCGTTGATAAGGTAGGTTATGTTGCCCTTCTTGTTGGCCTGGTGTCTGCCGTTGTCAAGAATCCGGGCGAGGATTTGGTGATATTTGTTGCGTGCCATTTCAGTTAATGATTGGTGATGGTGCAAAGGTAGGCACGCTCCATCAGCGGCACACTATCGAACCCGGGAATCACACTGCACCCGGATTGCAGTCATTCTTTGCCGGGCAAAGCGGCAGAGCCGATGATTGGAAACGCTTTATCAGGCTGTAGACCTTCCTTTCGCTGACTTCGTATTTGGCGGCCAGAACCGCCACCGCATACGACACCTTGTCGCCGGCGCCGACCATATTGTTGAAGTCAACAAAAAGGTCGATGTAGGCGGTGTCCTCGAGTCTTACACCTATGCGGCGCAGCCTCTCAAGCAATTCGCGGTTGAAATTCAGCACCTCAAATATTGTCATGTCGGCGAAAATTGTTAATTTTGCATCGTCTCACTTATAAAAACAGTGTCCTCGGACACAAAAAGCATTCGCAAGGAAGTCGGAAGGGCATAGTGCCCCCGGCTGGCTTCTTTGCGAATGCTTATGTTTTTAGAAAGTGAGACGTCTAAATAACAGGCCGGGGGCATTTTTTGTGCCCTCCCCCGAAGGGCGGTACGGATCAGTCCATTCGGTACGGTTCCAAGTCAATACTGTCCCGGACATTCCATCCGTCGAGCTGCGCCTGTTGGATGTGTTCCGAGAAAGCGCGGTAGAACGCTTCCAAATCGGAGGGCTTCTCAAACCTGCGATAAACAGGGTTGTCATCGGTCCCGAACTTGAAAACTACCGATATGCCTGTGCCGATTTTACTTTGTATATAGGCACGCTCATAGTTTGCCTGGTTCTCGGCAGAGAGCCATACAGGGACACCCTCATAGGAGAATCCGGATATGATTCTCTCACGGGTGGCATCACTGATCCATCCTTCGATAAGGGACTTTATTTCATTGATGGACGGTTTGTGGCCGAATTCCTTCTCCATGTAGGATGTGGTGCCGGCATCGTCTGTGACTACATCCCAGCGGACGCGCCATTTATTACGGATAGGATTCGTGCACTCCAGGAGTGCCACATCCGGATTGCCTTGGACTCTTTTCATTGTTCTAAGTAAATACGTATTTTGTTTTACCTTTGCCGAAGGTTTCAGCCCTGATGGTGGTTTCAAAGGGGAAGCCGTCCGGCATTTCACTCACTTGCTGGAGGATGTTTTTCATTTCCTCCGAATTGGTGAAGAACTTCTTCTGTTCCCCGTTCTGTTCGATAGCCACCACGCAGCGGTCTTCTCCCTGCGAGGTTTTTACGCCCATCTCGAAGTCGCGGATTACAATTGGAAGGTTCACCAGTTCCCGGATGCTTACCACAGCTCCGGGGAATCGCTTCTTGCCGTCATCCGGCTTATAAGCGACATTAAGGTCTTTGAATGATCTCATTTCTTTGCCTGTTAATTTATAAAATAGGTTATTGCATTGTGCGTGTTTGGCCATCCCGTAGAATGAGGCGGTCAGTACGCTTCTTCGTTTCCGGCTTTTTACTTCGCCTATCTTACGGGCGAACTTCTGTTTGATACGCTTGCGTATAAGCGCATGGGTAGGGTAGATGACGTAACCTAATGCATCAATACCCTCTGTTACCGGGAACACTCTCTCGTGGTGGATTTCATACCCGAGAGGATCAAGCAAAGAATGGACAAGGTCGCGGATTTTCCAACAATCCTTTTTTGTGGCCGCCAAGGCTTCGCCGTTGTCGCAGTAACGATAAAAGTGGCGGATCCGGTGGCCTGATTTGAGAGGATGGTCAAGATGTACAGACAGCAGAAGGTTTACGAGACCCTGCGAGGGCCGTTGACCCAGACTGATTCCTTCCGGCATCATTGTGGTGCAGTTGTCGAGGATTTTCAGTAGCACCGGATCTTTAAACACAGTACGATAACATTGCATTACAAGATCCTGCGATGTGGACCCATAGCATTGTTTGATGTCGAACATGTAGCAATAGCGTGTGCCTTCAGGATCTTCGCGCAAGTCACGCTCTATATATGCTTTCAGGTCGTGCATGCCACGATTCTTGATGCTTGCCGATGATGTGCGTATGAACCTACGTTTGAGATGTTCATCAACCACGGTCATAACGGCATTCAGGGCAATACGGTCATACATCGTGAGTATCTGAAGATGCCGTGTCTTACCGCCTTCATTAATGGTGCGTTCCCGGTAGCCGGATATGCGGAATGTGCCGTCAGCCAGTTTCCGGGAGATCTGCTCGATGACCTCATCACGATGCGCGAGAAGGTAACGGCCCTGACGGGATTGTTTGCGCGCGGAACCCCTCAGAACCTGATCGAAAGCGGTGGCTATGTTGGGATAGGCCACAATTTCCTGAATTATGTTTCCTTCTCTATGCATTGTGATACTTAAAAAATGTTTCGGCTCCTTGAGCCTTCCTTCTTCCGGGTCCAGGTTCTTCGAGCCTTCCGGCCTACCAAACCCTACCCGAACACTTGGTGTTCCGGCTTTCCGCATCATGCGCTTTTGCCGAGGCCTGGCACTCTCGGCACGTCGATGGGGACACGTCCCCGTTGATGTACGCCGATTTATAGTTGTCCAGGCGCGAGCCGACATTCGTGTTCGTGTTCGAAGCATCGTTAGTCGCATTCGCGAACGATACCCCGCCATTCGCGTTCGCGTTGTTGTACCCGCGATAGACCACACGGCCTATTGAGTGCCACAGCCTTACAAAGTGCAAAGTTACGCATAATCCGTGTTCCGATAGGAATGTTTCAGAGCAAAAGCCATAAAACAGCGGCAATAGCGCCTCCAGCTACGGTTGAAAGCCAGTCAATCCAGTCCCACGGACATCCGTGCAGTTTGTCTTTAAGCTCAAGACATGAGCCAGCAATGATAGCCGAGAACAGGGCAGGGTAGGCTCCACAGGCGAACAGGCCTACGATAAAACCGCCAATCAGATGTTTGTAGCGGTTGGATTTTTTGAGAAATGAGATAAATTTGTTCATAAACTTTTATATGTCAAGAATTGTTCGTAATTTTGCACAAAGCACTGAAGGAATGGTAAGCTGGCAATTTAGTCCTAAGATCCGCCTTCGGTGCTTTTTATATGTCATTTACCGAGTAGAGGAAGTAAGATGTACGGGTTCGGCCATGTGGGTCGGTTTCAACTTGTTTGGCTATATTGAGCCTTATTTCCTGACCTCGTAAAGTTGTCTTGAAATAATAGAAATGCTCAATACCGTCACTCCTTGAGTGTGTCAGTGCTGACTCCCCGTCGTAGGTTGATTGTGCGAGAAGAGTATCAAGATTTTTCAGATCGACTTTTGATAGCACACTTGAGCGTCCGAATGTGTCAGAGAACAAGTGTTTGTTACCGTAAGTGGTGAATCCTACCTGAATATCCGAACCTTCATCAATAGATTTGGCACATCGGCGACCCAGTAACGGAGCCATTTCACGCATATAATGTTTGCGTTCAATGGCACGTGCAGACTTTTCGGCATTGCCGGCGCACTCATGGAAGATGGCGCATGCCTGACATACTTCGTTATCCGGCACGAATGCCAGTTTACGCCCTTTTCCTCCTTTGGCAACGGGACATGTCGAGCAGCGGCGAATGGTGTATGGATTGTAGTCCGGTACTGATTTGCCCTCCTTGCCGGCGTTGAAGCGGAATATACCTTTGGTGTCGCGCTGCAGGGCCTCGTCGCCAAGTCGCATTGCCTCGTCGTGGGAGGTGGCAGGGTATTTCGATTTGCGCACCTGAATCACTGTGCATCGGCAGTTCCATCCGTTTGGCGGGTAGAATTCCTCCCAGAACGAATCAGAGGGTGGAAGAGTCACGCGATCAAGAGCCGCGTGTTCCGGACGCACCTTGTCATCGCGCTGTGTGCGGTACTGGAGATTGTACCGGTCGCCGTCGCGCATGAACTGCTCCCACCGTCCGGCCATCTCCGCAGACGCGGCTACAAAATTATATTCCGCATGGAGATAGTTGGCATTGTAGGTCGCGTCTATGCTTTGAACATCGTTCAAAAATCGTTCAAACGGCTTTCTATTGCCGTTCTCATCGAGTAGCGACGGGAACGCCTCGTGCAGCTCGTGAAACGCCTTCATTCCGGAGAATATGTAATTCGACCTGGTAAGACGCCGGCGCATCGCATCAGACATCTCCACCTTCTGAAAGGCAGAGTCGAGAGCCGAGGCATGGGCACCGACAAACTCCTGCACAGCCGGGTCGGCCACAAGCTCGACACGGAACTCCGAGCCTTTCTCCTTGAAAAGCGACTTCATCATGCCGGTGAACAGCGAGGACAGACGTTTGCGCAAATCATCGCCCGGAGCGGCAAGTCCCTCTATGGCTACTCCATCGAGCAGCGAAGCGTAGCGTCTGTGCAGCCCCCCGTAGTCAGAGGGGCTTAGTCGAAAAAATGTTTTTTCTCCTTATCAGCTGTTTCTTTCTCTTTGTTATCAACTGGAGGCAATGCAACTGGGTTGCGTCGCGCCCCGACAGGCATGTTGTATTTGTCTGCGAAATACGACGGATCGACCTCGTAGCGGTCGGCAATCATTGTTTCGTATGCCACCTGCTGCTCCGGGGTGTAGTCTACGGCATCATCCCACTCGAAACGCAGCCCCTTGACAGGGAAGCCGTGCCGGACCATGAGCGGGATCAGCTGATTGTTTATTATGTCGCGCAGGAAGTCGCGGTCGGACTCCACGAGGTTCATGAACACCTCGAGGTGGGTCTGTGACTGGGAGAGCGACGAGCCGTCCTCAATGGTCATGGTCTGGCCTATCACCAGTTTCGACAATTCAGAGTTGGCGCGATCAATTCGCTTGTCATAGACATTGAAGGCATCCCCCTTGCCGGATTCCACGAACTGAATCTCCGTTTCCATACCAGCCACAATGCCCTGACTGGCCCCGCCGTTGTATATCATGTCTTGCAGACGCTTGAACTCATTCGGGTCGCGGGTCGATGTGCGGGCTATTCGCCACGGCATGCCGAATATTTCAGCGAAACAGTCCCAGAACGTCATCGCGTGCTTCTTCGGGATAGTGTGCAGGGCCGCCTTTAGCAGTAATCCGAGGTCATCGGGTCGGCCGGCCTCAATCAGCCAGTCGCGCCAGGGCCGCTCCCGGAACTCGATTCCGGTCTCCCAGTTCATGCCGACGCGTTGCACCACGCGGCCCTTCTCCGGGACCACATGTTTGCGGGGAATGAGCGAAACGCCGGAGAAAGCCGGATGGCCGTCGCCGTCGTTGATGACATCACCAAGCTCGATGAGTGAGTGTCCGTACCATATAGACTCCAGGCAGAGACGGCACAAGTCCTTGAACCAGGACTGGTCAAACAGATGCTCAGCAGCTTTGTCCTGGTCTCCTTTATCATTTACGAGTTTGAACGAGCGCGACATGACGAATCCTACGCGCTGCTGTATGCAGCCCGAGAGGTGCGAGTCAGTCATTGCGTCGCGGTAGATGTCATAGAGCTTCTGCCGGGACGGATGGCGCGGATCAATCGCGCTCTGCCATGCCCGGCGCCAGTCCTCGATGTCGTTCTTTGAGAAAAACTCCGCATAGCGGTGCAGCTCCAGAATGACGGAGGACTGCTTCTGTATCCTGCTGCGGGCATCCTTCTGTGCCCGGCTGAGTTTCGGTCTGTTCGGTCTGCGGCCCATAATCACCAGTCGTGTCTAAGTTTTGGGAATGAATGATAGGAAGTGCCGAATCCGGAACTATCGTCATCGGATTTGGCAAGCGGAAGGTCGGGTACGATCCTGCCGGCCTGTACCCCCTCGAGCCACTTTACGGCACGCTCGTATCGCTCCTTGCGTATCTCGCTGCCCATCTTCTGCGGCTGCGAAGCCGTAAGGTGATAAAGCACGATGTCGGCTGTGTACATCACTATAAGCCGGTTGCGGTCATTGCCTGACGCCGCGAATATGGCCCCGGTGTCATATACCGGGCGCAGATAGCCGGATATTTCCTCGATTGCCTCTGCCTCGGCGTTGGCAATATTTTCAGGCGACGACTGTGACACAACCTTCAGGGCCGCATCGCCTATCACCACCTTGTAATCTTCATTGTCGATAAACATATTACCACATATTTTTAGGCGAGCGACGCGGAATCGCCACCGGTTTGAAAACTTCCTGACGTGTGCTGCGCTGCAGGTACCAGATGGCACCCTCGTCGGCGTCCGGCGCGTCATCATGCACGCGGGAGCCTCGCTCGAGAGCCAGGGTCTGTTCAATGCCGACCTCCATGTCTGGCGACTCCTTCAGAGCCTCGTTATAGAATACGAAGCCTCGCTCCCACAGCGGCGACACCGCCTCGATACGTTGCACTTTCTCCGGCTTCTTGCGGGTATCCGGCAGGATTGGCAACTGGTAACCACGGATATTGCCTTCTGCGGCGAACTCATCGAGGATGATATCCTGCATGAAGTTGGCCTCCATGAAGAAGGTAATGGCCACACGGTCGCGTGTGCGCTCATACAGGTCATATAGCCAGCGTACCATTCCGGACACTGTATCCTGGCGGACATAACAGTCAATGAGGTGCAGCTCTGTTCCGATCTTGCCCCACAGGCGGCACGCTTTGTAGTCATTTGCCGTTGTCGATTTGAACGATGGATCGGTATAGCACACGAGCATCTCATATTTTTCCAGTTTAGGGAGCCGTTTGAAGCGTATCCACTCGTGCCGGAATATCGAGCCGTCATTGATGGGGTTGTGCATCATTTCCTTTTCCCATGCCCGGTATCCCATGAAATCCTTGACGGCTTGTGCCTCCTCTTTAGTCCATTTCCCGACCCACACCGGGTTGCCATCGCGGTCGACGGCCTTTATCTCAGACACATGCACACCTTTTGAAGCGGCGATATTGGCAAGCACCGATTTTTTGGAAATAAGGTTGCCGACCATGATAAAGCGGCCGCGGCCCACATCCAATGCTCCGAACAGTGCTTCTTTTACCCAATCGGTAAGTTCTTTAACTCGCTTCTCGTTGCGGCACAGTTCGTCATCATCGAGGTCGTCGATCACGATGTAGTCCGGGCGCGCCTCGCGGTCGCGTAGGCCACGCGGCGACTGTCCGCGACCCACCGCGAGGAATTTTGCGCCACCTTTGGTTTTGAACTCCCCCTGCAGCCATAAGCCGAGATTCTTCTGCTCTCCAAAATCGGCGATGAGCTTCTGGTTGTATTCCAGTTCTGCCTGAAGGTCGCCGAGCAGACGCACGGCACTGTCCTCCGACTTGCCGACGGTGACCATAAAATTGATGAGTCTCTTCGGCTGAAAAATCAGCCAAAGGGGGATAAACACACCGATGTGGGTGGACTTGGCGTGGCCGCGCGGCCATTTGAACACTGCCTTCAGATTCGGTGTGTTCTTTATCATTAGCGCCGCTTTGGTATGGAACGGCGCATTGTGTATCATGCGGATAACTTCCCCGGTGGTCTTGTCCCGGAGGGTAAGGTAGTGGGCGAAATAATATTCGCAGAATTCATCGTAATTGGAGAGCAGCCGCTTAATACGACGTTCTTTCTCTACCGGCGACTCCTTCACGACGGACAAAGAAGCTGCCGTCATTGCCTGGACCTCGCGGCAGTGTTCTTTCCATTGCGCGAACGCCTCCTTCTGTTCCTTTGTCAGTTTAGTCGCCATATTCCACGAGTGCCCCCTTGTTGAATGACTCGATGAGGAAACCGTCTTGCAGTTTGTTGACCTTCTTGATGAACTCGAGGGTTACCTCCGGGTCGGTCTTGGCGCGGAATTCAAGGTATTTGGAGAATGCTGTGAACACCTCTATGGCGGCCACGACATTCGCCTGTGATTTGTCGAGCTTGTCTATGGCGGCCGTCAGTTTCGAGAGCTTGTCACCGAGACTGTCTATAAGGGCGAGGTTCCCCGATTCGTTAACCTTGTCAAGCAGTGTATTAGTTGCCAGGAGCAGTTTCTTGATAAGCTCCGGGCGAGTGATGGTCTTTGCTGCGCGAGTGGCCTTCCATCCGTCCGCGGTACACCATTTGGATATAGTGACTCTTGACACGCCTATCATTTCGGCGATTTCGGTCTGCTCCTTCCCCGAAAGGTACAGGGTGCGTGCCAGGTCTCTCTTTTTTTCAAGTTCAGCTTTTGTCATGGCGATAATTATTTTGGCGCTTTTGCAGTGCAAAAGTGCGAATATGAGGTTTGCCCTCAAAAAAAGTGTGCAACCATTGCATAGAAGTGTGCAACCATTGCACACTTTTTTGGATGCAAGCGGTTTATCGCCCACTTTTGCAACGAAAATCATTATCGCACAGACATGGGCAACAGAGTAAGACTGACAAACGACACGCTCAACAGCTACGGGTACCGCGTCCTGACCGAGGGCGTGGATATTACCCAGTATGAGCGCAACCCCATACTCCTTTACATGCACAACCGGGGCAAGGCCATCGGGCTTATAAAGGACATAAAGAAAGAGAACGGCGAGATAACCGGCGAGCTTGCCTTTGACGAGGCTACTGAGCTTTCGACCCAGTGCAAGAAGCAATGGGACTTCGGCTCGCTCCGCATGGTGAGCATCGGCTTCGAGATAATCGAGACAAGCGAGGCTGCGGAGCTTATCGTGCCTGGGCAGCGCTATGCGACGGTGACGAAGGCGCGTCTTATCGAAGTGTCGCTTGTCGACATCGGAGCCAACAACGACGCCATCCGGCTCCACAAGGACGGACAGTTAATAACGCTGAGCGAGGGAGGCGACTGCCCCCTCCCGAGGCTGAATCATAAACCAACCAATAACCAACCGCAAATGGACATCAAAGCACTCGCCCTGACACTGGGCTTGCCGGAAACGGCAGACGAGGCGGCCGTCAACGCGAAACTCGCGGAACTGAAAGCCGCCAACTATGAAGCGGAGAACATCCGCAAGGAGAACGAGCAGCTCAAGCTCTCGCAGATCACTGCCGCCGTCGACGGCGCCATAGCCGCCAAAAAGATTCCGGCTGACAAGAAACAGCACTTCCTCGACCTCGGACAGAAAGTAGGCATCGACACACTTAACGACACCATCGCGGCTATGTCGCCGGCTACCAAGCTCAGCGCTGCTCTGCAGACCGAGCCCGCCGGGGATGACCTCCCCAAGAAAAGTCCGTGGGAACTCCGCATGGACGAAATCCGCGCCAAACTCAAAAAATAACAAATCAAAAAACATACCGACATGGCAATCAGAGTAGACAACACCAATTACAACGGCGAGGTACTCGAAAGAATCCTTACCGTGGCCACCACAAGCAACGAGCTTGTGGAGAAAGGCCTTATCTACGTTATCCCCGGCGTGGAAAAGAAAATTAGCATCCCCCGTCTGAAGACCGGCAAGATGCTCCAGAAGCGCAAGGAGGACCCACAGGTCACCGATAGCAAGGGCGACTTCAGCTATTCGGAGCAGACGCTGGAGCCCCATGACTTCATGGCGTTCACCGTCTTTAACCCCCGTGCCTTCGAGCAGATCTGGCGCAAGTGGCAACCTAAGGGCAACCTCGTTTTCGCCCAGCTTCCTCCTGAAGCCCAGAACAAGCTGCTCGACGCACTGAGCAAGCAGGTGCAGTTCGAGCTCGGCGACCACTTCGTCAACGGCGAATATGCCGACGGCACTGACGACACCAAGCTCATGAACGGCATTCTCACCCAGGCCGCCAAGGCTACGGACTATGTCCTGGTGGATGTATCCAAGGCCGACACCATGATCAAGAAGCTGAAGGCCGTCCGCGCTGCCATCCCCAAGGCAATGCGTACCAACCCGGATCTGCGCATCATCATGAGCGTCGATGACTTCGACAAGTACGATGACGAACTGACCGAGCGAGAGTCTAAGAACGCCAGCGAGACCGAGGTCAACCGCATGCGCTTCAAGGGCATCACCATCGAGACTGTGGCAGCGTGGCCCGACGGTGTTATCGTCGCAACACTCTGTTCGCCGGACGCCGACGGCAACTTCTTCGCCGCTGTCAACCTTCAGAACGACGAGAGCGTGATTCAGATAGACAAGGTTTCCAACGCCAGCGAGCTTTACTTCTGTAAGATTCTCATGAAGGCCGACACCAATATCGCCTTCGGCGAGGAATTCGTTGTCGCCGACTTCCGAACCACTCCCAAGTTCAAGGCACAGGCTGCAGGGGGCACTACTGAAACTGGCAAATAATCATGGCAAGACTCTTGTATCTCGTACTCCATTGCACCGCGACACCCGAGGGGCGAGAGGTGACGGCCGCCGACATCCGGCGCATGCACCTCTCCCCGGTGTCAGCCGGCGGCCGAGGGTGGAAACAGGTCGGTTACACCGACATAATCCACCTGGACGGCACCGTCGAGCGGCTCGTCGACAACAACGAGGATGCCAATGTCGATCCTTGGGAGGTCACCAACGGCGCCAAAGGGTACAACACTGTTAGCCGCCATGTCGTCTATGCCGGTGGCTGCGACAGGTTTATGAATCCCAAAGACACTCGGACACAGGCGCAACGTAAGGCGATGGAGGCGTATGTGAAAGACTTTCACCGACGCTTCCCTGATGTCCGAATTATCGGTCACAACGAGGTGGCCGCCAAAGCCTGTCCGAGTTTCGATGTGCAGAAATGGCTTAAATCCATAGGTATAAACCAGTAACAACCAAGTAAACCAATCA